TCGCGGGCGGGGTGGGGGTGTTGAGGATGCGGAGAATCTTGCTCGCCATGTAGTGTTTCTTGTCCCATCGCAACGCCTCTTCGCACATTGCCCTCACCTCTTCGACCTTCGCCGCGAGGGAGGGGGTTTCGAGTTCGGTGACGAGGACGCGGACAGAGTGGCGTTCGTTGACAGTTCCGGTCGGAAGCGTCCCTTCGCCATAGACGTACGGACCGATCATTTTGCCGGTGTGCCTGTGAAACAAACACACGCCTATCCACGGAACGAACGGATCTGGTTTCACTGGTTTCAGGGCCTTTATCCTCCCAGCCTTTGGTGCGGGCTTCACCTTCTTCGCCTTGCGGGTGGTCATTTGCGGTTCTTCCTCAACTTCTTCGGGCGGAATCCGGGCTTCTTTGGACGCGGGTTGTCGGGGTGAAAGCCGTCGATGTGGGTGGATGATGGCGACTTGCGAAACTTCACGCCTTCGAGAGCGTGCAGGTACGGCCCTGCGGCAATCGCGAGCATCGCAAGCGTGTGAGACGGATTAGACATTGCTCCCCCTCGCCCGCGAAAGGGCGTCATGCACATACGTTGACCAAGTAAGAACGTCTCTGTCGCGGTTCTTTTCAACTGCTGCCGCCAGCGTCTTCAAGTCGGCGCGGAGTTGGTTGATTCCCTCGCGGATGTTTGATGCTGTGAGAGAGACGTTTCCGGGATCGACCGCCCACGTCGGATGAAGGTCTGACTGGAGCAGGGCGAGTTCTTTGGATGCTTCGCCGACGTACGCCTTCATCTTCCGAATCTCGTCTTCGGGGTCGGGGAGGTCGCGGCAGGCGTTCGCGCAGGCGACGATGCGGTCTCGGTTCGCGGGCCAGTTGCGGAACCCGTTCGTGCAATCTACTGATGGCCGAACGGCGATCGCGATTGATTCGCATTCGTTGTGGATCGTGTTGTCGCCCGCGAACCACTTTTCATCCGTCCACTTCTTCTCATCGGGGGGCATGGGTTGACTCATAAATTGCTCCACTGTTCTGCCATTGCTTCGGCGATGCCGACAAACGTCTTGCTCGCGTTTTTCGCGCGGTCTTTGCTGCGACCGGACCGGCTGTGGCTCCACTTGCTCAACCTGGTTCCGTTCGCCTTGACGTAAAACTCTCCGCGCCCAACCAGGCGGGTCGGGGCCAGTCTCGGCAATCCGCGCAGCCACAGGCACGTTGGCTTATTCGCTTCGTGTCCGAACTGCCACGGGTTGACCGTCTGCGAAGGCTTCCTCCACCTGGTGCTGAGAACTCCGACAGGATTTTCGATAGCCAGTTTCGGAAACGACATTGCCCAAATCGCGCGCACGAACCGCTCAGCCCGTTCTGTGTCAGCCCATCGCTCTGGCCGCTTGTGATTCCACCAAACGCCCATGCTGCAAAGGAACGTGCACGGGGGGTGAGCAACCGCCAGGTCGTAACCACTCCAGTCCTGTGCGAGACAATCGCCCTGGATGTGCGGCCCAGGCGACTCGCTCGGGAGCAGGTCGCACGAAACCGCATCATGCCCGCGCCGGATAAAGGCGTCGCGCACGATTCCGCTGAACTCACATAGAACGGCGACCTTCACGAAGCCTTCCCCTCCCCCTCAGCCGCCGCGAGGGCCTTTACCGGCGCAGGCTCCGACCAGAATCCGCAGGCTTCCGCCGCCAGCGTCGGCGCTTGTTCCTGCCCGTGCTCGCACCAGACGTACTGCCATGTGTACCGATGCCGACCCGAAGTGCGGATCAGCCGCATGTACGGGATGTGCGTCGATTCCGCGTTGGTCACGCAGCAGATGCCATCCAGCAGCAGGTTCACGGCGCGGCGGTGCTGCGCGTCCGTCAGGTACGGCTTCGAGTGCTGATTCGCCAACCACTCACACACGTCGGCGGCGGTGAACGTCACCATACCACGCTGATACCAGTGCAGGTACATGCCACGCACGGAGATGATGTGCTCGACGGGCTGGAACTCAGGCCACGTCGGCTGTTCCTCGTACTGCTCGCCCTTCGGAGTCTCGTACCGAAGCGTCTGCCAGTCCGGGCGCAGCAACGCGCACACCTCGATGCGGTCGTACTTGCACGGGTTGATCGAGCCGTCCGGGGCAAGATGGATCGTGCGAACCGTCGCCGTCTCGATGACCCGGCAGAATGGAAACTTCTCTCCGTACATGCCCAGGCCCGAGATGTGAACAGCGGGCAGGCCGCGGACAATCTCGCCCCCGAGCATGCAGCATCCTGCGGAGCCATTGTCGGTGCGGGTCACGACCTTGCGGACGCGCTCGCCGAACTCGGAACCCCCAAACTCACCGAAGATGTCTCCGGCCTTGACGACGAATCGAGACACGAGACGCTTCATCACTGGTTCTCCATTTTGGTGTTGTCTGAAAGCACTCGCCTATTTCGGTCGCGCTGCCGTGCCTCGATCGTCTCCATAGTCTCTCGCTCCCATCCTCCATCAATGTTCCGGTACATGGAGCCGCAGAGCAGGCACGTTGCCATTCGTCCGCTCGGTGAAACGTCCAACTTGTGCCGGCAATGAGACACCCGTGCTTCGTGTTCGCACTTCCAACAGCGTCGGTCGTGGTACGTCCCGCATCCGGGGCAATGTCCGCTCATTCCGCACTTCCTTTCTCCGCAGCCGCGAGGGTTGCGAGGGCTTGTAAATCTCTAACTGCCTTGGCAAGCTGCGCAAACGTCTCGCTGTCTCCGTCGCAGCCAATGTGTGATTCAGCCGCCAGAATCACCGCGTCCTTCGCCGCTGCAATCGCGGTGGCGCGGGCGGATTCGTCGGTGCCGGGGATGGTGACGAGAATGTGCTTTTTGGTCGGAACGAACGGCTCGGTTGAAGCCGACCCAGTTGCGTAGGTTGACTCAAAGCCAACGATCGGATTGACCGAAACTCTCATATACAACGTCGGCCTCTTCGGTCGTTCTGCCTCCCTCACGCGGGCAATCACTGGCGTGGTCATGTTGCACCCCCGATGCGGATGGGGACGAGGCGGTACGCGGTCGAGTCTGCAACCCACCTTTCAACGCCTTCTCTTGTTCCAAGCATCATCAGGCATCCGGGCCGACCTACCGACTCGGCCCCATGCGTCACCTCCACAACCTCTTCCTTCGCGGGCGCGGTGACGACGGTGTAGCCCGCAATCTCCGCGATCGTGCGGAACTGCGCGAGGTCGATAAAACGCTGTTTGCAAGTCGGCGAATGGCTGTACCAATTTGGCTCGCCCATCCATCTCCACTTGTCGCCACGGACTATTGCGGCTTCGCAGCTTCTCGCGACAAAGAATGTGTCCCCCTCCATCACCTCAATCGTCTTGCTCATCGTGTGGTCCTTTCGTTCGTTGCTCATACCGCCCCCCGATCCATCGTGTAGACGGCTTCCCGGTTCTCGTCGCGTGTGGTGCGGATGTTGAAGCCTGCGGCCCTTAGCTCCTGAACGCGAGCCGCCAGTCGCATGATGCCCATGCTTCGCGCCGTGGCAGGCGTGATCCGCCCATTCGCCCGCAGGCATTCCAGCACCTTCGCGGCCTGCCCTTCGATGCGCTCGCGTTCGGCGACTGAGACGCTGCTGTTGGCGTGAAGGGCGGGTGAGTTGGTACTCACTTCTTGCACCTGAGCGCGGAAAAGCCCGCCGGAATATGAGTCGTGTCGTTTCATGTGTGTTCCCGGAATGCGGCGCGCCCGGTTTCCCGAACGCGCCCGAAGAGAGAGAGGAGTTCGCGCCGTCAAACCGACGCGCTGCGGGTAAGCAGTCCGCGCCAGCACCATATTTGGAAACCCTCGCGCGCCAATCGCTCGGTGCGCGGGGTGGGGTGGAATGGATCAGGAGTAGCGGTCTTCCCATCCGTGAACAAAGGGGATGTCCCCGTCATCCATCGGTGCCGCGCCGCCGTTGCGCCCCGCAGTCGGCGTCATGTTCGGGCGCTGGGATGAGTCGCCGTCGTCCTTCTTGCTGTCAACGAACGCGAACGAATCAACCACGATCCGGGTGGCGGTTTTCTTCGTGCCGGTCTTTTCGTCATCCCACGATTCTGTTTTCAATCGCCCTTCAACGAGAATCGGCCTGCCCTTCGCAAAGAACTTCGCGATTGCTTCGCCGGTCTTTCCCCACGCCTCGCAGTCGCCGAAGAAAACCTCTTCCCGTTTCTCGCCGCTGGACGTGGTGTAGTTGCGGTTCGTTGCAATGCCGAACTTCGATACCGAACCAGAGCCGACGCTGCGTATCTCAACATCGCGGGTCAGGTGTCCAACAAGAATCACGCGGTTGTAATTCGGCATCACTCCACCTCTTTCTGCCCGCTGAATTGCGGGTCAAACTTCTGCAACCGTGCCTCTTTGGGCTTGCCGGTTTTCAGGTCCATAACTTCCTCGGTCTTGAAACATTCCTCAGCACGCGGGCCGATCAGCTTGATCGTCGTCGCGGGCTTGAACGGATTCGATGAAAGGCAATCCATCAGCGCGTCCAAGTCGCCGTCCTTCGCCTCGAAGATCGCTTCGAGCGTGGTGCGGACGTTGAGACATTTTGTCGTCTTGTTTGGTGCGACGTAGTAGCGCACCTTTCCGTCCGAAAGATCGCCGTTCGCGTTGATCCATCCAATGACTGCGGCCTCCATGTCCGCATTCAGTTTCGCCGTGGCTTCCTTGAGTTGCTTCAGGAAGTCCAGAGCGGAAAGAACGTCGTCGGCGGACGCCATGCCGGATTGAACTTCGGCGCAACGATCGGCAACAGTGGTAAGTAGGTTGCTCATGCCGCCACTCCTTCCGGGCTGTACGCGGCTGCGAAGTCCGTGCCCTTCTCGCGCTCGGTGCGCACCCAGTTGAGAACGATCGCGGCCTGATCGTCAGAGAGTGACTTTGCGGTGAACTTGCCCCCGCTCGCGTTGCCGATGATCTTGGCACAAACACCCGCGAACGTCGGGTCTTTCGCGCTCATGCCGGACCAATCGGCGATTTCCTTCGCGAGTTCGGACTTCTGGCTTGCCACTGCGGGTTTGTCGATCGCCTTACGCGCCACGTCAACGCGGGCCGGTGTCGATGCGTGCTGCACGCTTGCGGCGTTCCCGTCGTCGTCCTCAGTGACAACGCCGACGATCGCGGCAAGGGCGTACCGACGTGCGTAGGTGATTGCAGAGCCAAACGCCTGTGGGTCTGACTTTGTGGGCCGCATCGTCAGGGTCGATGAAATCCACTGACCGGATGAATGCAAGAGAACGGTTTCAACCTGTACGGTCGTGCCGTCGCCGCCCGCGTGCTGTGAAATCGCCAGCCCGTTCTTTGTGAGCGGTTCGCGACAAGCCTCCCAAACGGCGGATAGATCCGCGTACTTTGATTTGAAGAATGGGTTTTCGCTGGACTTCAAAGCGCCCTTGATCGACGCTTGCGCCTTTGCCAGTGCTGCGGCAAGGTCCGCGATTGTCTCCGAATGATTCATGCTCCACTTCCTTTCATTCGCCGATGATGCCCCGGCGTGGGCTGAACTCCGACCTCACACCGTCAAGCGTGCGGTCAGGGCGTGGTGCGCTATTTCTTTCCGAAGATGTCATCGAACCCGGCGAAGATTCCATCGAGGCCCGTGCGCTTGTGCGGCACTTTGCCGCCGCGCCTCTGATGCTCTTGCAAGAATCCCTGCACGATGCCCGGCGTGTCCTTGTGCTTTTCCATGAAGTCGAGAACTTCGCGATCGGTAAGAACTTTCATTGAACCTCCTTCGCGTCAAACACCCCAACGAGCGTGGCACCGACAAGGATGCAGCGCGCGCCGGTGAACATGAGGATGGCGTAGAGGTTCATGGCTGCACCGCCTTTCGTGCTTCGAGCATTGCGTCGGCGTACTCATAAGAAATTGCCACGATCGCGTGTGTCGGCGGCATGTCGGACAGATCGCCATGTTCGCTGACGAATGCGGCGTCTTTTCCATTGCGAAACGCTCTTTGCCTATCGCGGATTCGGTCGTACGCATTGCTCGCGCACATACCTTGCAGCGCCTGTCCCGCGAAGTAGTCGCGCAGGCTCATGCCGCTTACCCAGCCCGTGTCTGTGACAGACTCCCCGCCTCCGTAGGTGTCGATTCGGATTTCTTTCGTTCCGATCGGAAACGCCGGTCCTCCATCGTTTGTATTACTCACTTCCCACCCCCCTTCTCCGCAACCTGCCGCCACGCCGAAACAGTCGTCGGCTTCCGGTCGCGGAAGAGCAGATGCAGCGTGACGAGGGCGGTCAGGAAGCCGAGAGAGAAGCACACCACGGCGGTAACGATGAGGTATCCCATTAGCACGCCTCCCATTCGCCGCGCACCATGTACCACTCGCGATCGCACAGGGGGCATTGAGCGTGCGGAACGTCGCGGGCCGTGTCGCTCGGGCCGTCCGCTTGCTCGTCTATCCGGCAGTCGATCTGACAGCTAGGGCAAGTGTGCGTCTCGCCCGTCAGGTTCTGCGGCATGAAGCCGTGCGTCAGCGCGTCGGAAATCTCTTCGAGCCACTGGCCCAAGTGAACCGGCGTCTTGGAACACTCAATCGCGTCTTGCTCAATCGCGCCGCGAAGCTGTTCCATCGCCCACTCGCGGGCACGCTTCAACTTCTCGGGTGCGACCTTCGGGACGTTGACCTTGAGGGTCACAGGCTCGATCTTCGGCAACTTCGCCGCGTGCTTCGCGCCGTTCAGGCGCTCAAGCTCCGCAGCCTGCGCCGCATTTGTCGGGGCGGGCTGTCCGGTTTCAATCGCCTTCAACAGTTCAGACGGGATAGAGTTCGTGAGCATTTGGGTAACCTCCACTTGCTTGGCCCCGCCGTGTTCGAGCACGAGCGGGGCATCTTGCTTCTCAGGCGGAACGCTTCAAACGACGATCGCCGCGCTGATCTGCGGCGCGATCAGAAAGCCACTTCGTGAGTTCGCGGACGGGGAACGTGACGCGCCCGCCGATGCGAGCATGGTCGATCTCGTTCGCAGCCACGAGCTTTTCGAGGGTGCGAACAGAGAGGCCGGTGGCTTGGGACGCGCCCTTGTAATCGAGGGCCAGCACCGGCACTGCGGGAATGGATGCGACGGATGCCATTAGGCGGCACCTCGCGATTCGTTTCGAACACGCTTCGAAGCAAGCACAGCTTCGAGGTCTTTCGCCGGAATCAAGTACGAACGCCCAACTCGGGAAGCGTTCGGAAACGTCCCGTTGCTCGCCCAGCGGCGGGCTGTATACTCAGAGACTCGGCAGCGTGTCGCCACGTCTGCGGTCGTCAGGAAGTCGTCGGGCTGTGCTACGTTCTGCTGCATGGTGCTACACAAAGTTACGCTGTACTCGGCTCAATTGCAACGTAAAAAAAGGAAATCATTCGCAGATTTTCGTAATTGTCTGCGTATTAAGGGTTTAAGTGATTACCGCCGTTACGCTTCCCTGCGTGTCTGACTTATCGCCGGATAACACAGGGGCCATTGGGAAAGCCGTTACCAAACTACGAATGGAACGGGGGTGGACGCTGCGCGAACTTGCCGAAAAAATGGGGTCAACCAACCCCACGATGTCACGCAAAGAGTCGGGTCAAATCAGCATCAAGCCGCCGGAGCGGCGCAAGTTTGCGCAGGTCTTCGGGCTGACTCTCGATCAATTCGACGCCGAATGGCGCGCTTCCACGATCCCGCAAAGCAAAGTGTCCGTAGGGATTCCCGTCATAAATCGAGCACCAGCAGGCGGGGTGGTGGACATGGAAGAGTGCGGAACTGATTCCGGTCAGGGGTTTGAATACCTCGACCGGGACGCGGACACACAGGCAGATTTGCTGTTTGGCGTGATTATCACCGGGCACAGCATGGAGCCTGCGCTGTTCAACGGCGACTACGCGATCTTTCACCCTCTCGACCGCTATCCGCGTGTGTACGTTCTCAGAAACGCAAACCAGTTCCTTCGATCCGTGGTGCAATCCCTCTTTCAGATCGCCGTTCAGCACCAGGGCGAACGGTTCTTTGCCGACGACATCGGCGACGTACTCATCCGTGAAATGTTGCCAGCAATCGAACAGCCAGTTTTGCACGCGCGATGCCGAAACCGATGTGTCATACATCGCAGAGATTGTCGGCGGGCAGGGCGCGAACGCGCTGCCGGCGTGAAGATCGCCAACGCAAACGAGGTACTTAAGTTTGGTGTCCCTCTTTGCCATTTGGTTTCCTCAGCGCCTGCCGCCCCGCCCGGATCGTCCACGCCCGCGCCTTCCCATGACCGTCGGCCCCGTCGCGTCGTCGCTTGCATCGAGGCTTGCCCGGAACTCTTTCCAAGCCTGATAGAGAGCGTCCTGCTGGTCGTCCGGTGAATACCAGCGGAAGTGATACACGCCGCGCCGCGTGAGATATTCCCACAGCGGTTTCGCGCTGGTTTCCCAAGTCCCGAACGTGACGCCGGTATCTGACAATCCGCGCACCCGGAACGTCGCGTGAATCGGCAGGTCTTTATCCGCCTGATCCAGTCGCCTCTGGACCTCCGCGAGAAACGCCGCAGTATCGAACGTGTCGCCAGACCCCTGCGTTATCCGGCAGTCGATGATCTGCTGTTGCCATCCGAAGTTTGGCTGACGGTAAAGGAACTGCTCCGAAAAGTTCGGCGTGCCTTTCACGGCCTGATAGTTTGAGAGCAGCGGGGTGTACCCGAAGACCTCTTGGAACGGCTGAACGAACGCGCGATAGATCGCCCAGAACTGGATCTCTTGCCCGAACTGGTTGAGCTCGTTGATCTGGGTTTGCGTGAGCGACGTAGGCAGCGGGGCGCTTGTGAAGACTCCGCGTGCGATCCATTCGGTCCACTTGTCTTTGAACGTCTTCTCTTGATACGTCCCGTTTGAGTAGACCGCCCAAATCTTCTCATTCTGGAACCGCTCCAGCTCGGTCACGCCGTCGGCCTCAAACATCATGTTCCGAATGTCCACGCGCCGAACGAGGCCGGGGATGCTCTGGCCGAGCAGCAGCGTCGGGAACGCCGGGTTGTAGTCAACAAAGCTCGCCTTGTTCGCATCGTTCACAGACGACACAATGCTGAAATGCGTGTGCCGCAGATAGTCCTCGTTGTCATCCATGTAGGCGTACGGGTAGCAGAGGCGGGTAACGCCGCTTTCTGGGTGCAGATCAAACGCATCGCAGAGCCGCTTAAGTTCGGTGCAGAATGCGAGCGCCCAAGCACGGCTCCGCGCTACGCCGTTCGCGTTGTATGGACTGAACCGATTCCACGGCACGTTGGTAAGTGTCATCGTCGATGCACCCTGACAGTTCGTTTCGATGAGCGCCGGTTCCGTCCCGCTCACTGAATCGGCCAGAGCGAACTGCGCCGGGCAGGGGTCGATGTCCGTCGCTTGCTTGCACAGCCCGAAACCCTTGATGTAGAGCGAGCCGGACTTTGAACCGACCGCCTCTTCGCCAGCGCCGCGATGCTGCCCGCGATAGTGCATGTTGATCGCCGCGCACCTCGCCGCGTGGATCGCGTTCTCAATGAAGTCGTCTTCGTCCGGGTCTTCAGGAAGCCCGTCATAAGTTGCCGACCCCATGTATCCAAGAGAGTTCGGCGCTCCGCGTCCGCCCGGAACGCTGTTGTAGACGTACCGCAGATCGCAGGTCGTCTGTGAAAACACGCTTGGATCTCGGATCGCCGGATGCGAATAGCCGAACGTGTCGAAGACGTACAGGTGCGGGTTGGCCGCGCTTGGCGGGGATCGGTCAACGGGGGTTATGGCGGCCATGTGATTTCCTTTTTCTGGTGACGGAAGCGGGCATGAGTTCCACCCGTCCGCATGGGTATCTGATCGCCTGAAGTTCGTCGGCGCCGTACCCACAGCGGACGAGGATGTCCTGCTGCCGCGCAACGCGCCGGGATTCTCGCCCGCTCAATCCCATCTCGCGGTACTGCTCGGCCATGAGTTCGATCACGATTTCCCGGTGGTGGATCTGGAGTTGCCGCTTGCGAACCGGGTCCATCCGCTCGAAGTCGGTGAGCGTGATCGCCCACGGTCCTTTCGCGTCGGCCGGCGTTCGCGTGAATCCGATCGCGTGTCCCCGCAATCTCGTGTCCGCGATCAGCCTGAGAATGTCGATGGTCTTTTTCACCACGCACCTCGCGGGCACAATTCGCTGCGAACGCTCAGCTTCCCGGCCGGTTCGTACTTCGCGCCTTCGATTGTCACGGCCACGGAAGAATCCGCATCGGAGCCAGCCCCGATCAGGCACCCGCACGCCGCGCCCGCAACCGGCTCGAAGGGTGTTCCGCACCAGAGCGTGCGAAAGCCGCTCGGCATGATGTACCGCTTTCGGGATGGGCACGCCGCGCAGGTGCGAAGCCGAGCGCCCGCAGTGCCATCGTCGGCAACGTCGCCGATCGCCAGTGCCGTGGCGTACTTTGCAGCCCCCTTGATCGCTTGCCACGGTTTCATTCAGGCTCCCCCGGTGAGTCGCCGCCGTCGTCGCCGCAGTCGGCGCATCCCCTTGCTCCTTCGCCAGCGCATCCGCCCACGCCCGACGCCCATTCCATTGTGGCCGTGCCCGAGTAGGTCGTCGCGGGCGCGGTCCCCGTGTGCGTGCGCGTGATCGAGAACGTGAGGGTTGCCCCGCGAACGCAATCGCCGGACTGATTCAGAGAAACCGAGAACGAGTTGGTTCCGTTGCCCGAGCCGTACACGCCATCCCAGACCGCATACGAGCCGTCGGCGTAAATCTCAACCCGCAGCGTGCAGCTCGCGGGCTGCTGTCCGGTCTTCGTTGTTCCGCTCGCCGTCTGGACGTACTCCTCTTGCAGAATCGCCATATACATCTTGATCTTCGGATTCGTCGATGCCGTTCCCCCGACGAGCGTTCCGGGGCCGACAAAGGACGAGAGCGACGTGAGCGAGATATTCGCTTGCAGCGTGAGCGCGAACTCGCCGCACCCCGCGCGATCTCCGGAACCGGCAAAATCGTAATAGCCGACGCTGTGAGATATGGACACAGAATCGACGACCGAACTTGGGTCCGTCACGGTCTGGCCGGTGTAGTTCTCGGAAACCGCGTACAGGTGCTCGCGGCTTGTTGCGCACCGGCTGGTTGGGCTGAGCGTTTCCGCGCTCGATGCCTGGATGTCATACGTCCCCGAGAACGATGGGGAGTCGCCGCCCCCGCCTTCCCATTCGGCAGCCCCAACGCTCACCGAGCCGACAAGCGAAGACTCGACCGCAAAGGTCCAGTCGCCGTCGCCGTCGAGAACGATCGTGCATTCCTGATCTGCGCAGCAAGGCCCGCCCAACTCTTCGCAGCATTCGGGGCATTCGCCGCTCGAGTTGAGCAGCTTCATTCGGCCGTCCGCGTCCTGCTGAATGCGGCCTTCGGCGTCCTGCAAGGTTTGCCCCTGCGCGCCCATTAGGCGCACTCTCCTGGATCGTTGGTTTCACCGAAGACGAATAGGATTTTCTCGACCCATGTTTCTGTGGTGGGATCGGGGAACCAACCGAGCAGGCACAGGGCATCGGCAGCGGCCGGGATGATCCGCGTATTCGCGTGGTACGGACGAAAGAACGGGGCCTGCGCCGTGGTGATTCGGATTGAACCATCCAGCGCATCGGCCTTGTACGTCACGCCGCTCGAAAGTGCCGCCGATCCGGTCGATCGGTAGGTGAGTTGTCCCCACGCAACCGACGCCCCGGGGTTTGCTGCTCCGAACGCGCCAAGGAAGCCGAACATCCCCGCGATGCCGGGCTTTGGCATAAGCCCCATGGCGCCAGCACTCCGCTCGATCATGTCGGCGCGGAGGTTCTGATCCGCAACGCTGATCGCGGTAACAGGATCGCCGGGCTTGAGGCGTTGAAGTTGCATCAGTCTGGGTCCGCGAAAATCTGATTCAGGTCAACAGGATCGCCGTAGGGGAGAACGATGTCGGATGTGCCAGCGGTAACGATCGAATCGGCCGCGCCATCTGTGACGTACGGATTCCCGTAGAACATCTGCCACGATTCGGCGCGGATCGAAAACTTGTGGACGAAATCCCGCACAATCACAATCGACGCCGGATCGCCCGAAATCGCCGGAAGCGGCACGGCAGGAACGGACAACTTGCGCACCTGACAATCGTTTCCCAGATACAGCACGGTCCCCGGGGGAGAATCAATGAACGTGGTCGAGTTCACCCGGCCGACGTACGCATCGAACGCTGTGGGCTGCTTCTGAGAATTGGTGATCGGGATAGTTACGTCGCGATGGAGAACCGTCTTGCTGGGGGCGATGTCGGGAGGAAGCGCCCCGCCCCCCGTCAGCCAAGCGATTTCCTTCTTGCTCAGATTGACCATCTGCGCACCGACCGAGCACGATGCCACGTTGTCTTGTGTCGGAGCGACGATCTGCTCCTGGTCGCCCTGCCCCGATACCGCATCGAACGCATTGCTGTACTTCGCGGTCACTATCGCGTGCGAATGGGTGATCTGATCCCGGGCCGTTCCGCCGACGCGCCCGCCGTACACAACCGAAACCGATCGACACGTCGCGTCCGCCCGCGTCGGCCAAACGTCGGCATTCGTCCAGAAGATTCCGCCGGAGTTGCCGATCGGGTATCCGAGCAGGGCGTGCTCGAGCAGTTGGGCGTACTCGCCCCGGATATGGAACTTGCGTTCACCGTTGAAGATGCCGCGTGCGGTCGTGCTCTGGCCGGACCCGGCGAGTTCGGAGAGGTCGAGCAGTTCGAGGCTTGGAATATCTGAAAGCATGGTTTACGGCGCCATGGTCAGCGCCTGCCCCCCGTTCTCTGCGATCTTGCGAAGGTGTTCGAGCATCCCGGTCTGGCGTTCGAGGCTTTCCTGTGCGACCTTCAGCGCCTGCCGCTTCGTGTCGTCCTGAATCGCCGATTGAGCGGTGGACCAATATGAACCGGCGTCCATAAGGGCGGGCATCGAGGATCGGGAAAGTTTGTCTACCTCGGCCTGCTGCGCCCCGATTTCATCCATGGCATCGGCAACGCGATTCCACGCGGCGGCGGATTCGGCCTGACGCAGAAGGGCGCGGGATTCTTCCAGCCTGGCCATGTCTTCGGCGGATGCGGGGAGTTCGCCGGGGCGTGCACCGAGTTCGGTGGTGCGGGGGATTCCCTGAGTCGCCTTCGCGCGTTCCCTCTCGGCCTCGGCTCCGCTGGCCACAACCTTTCCAAACGCGAACATGGCATTTGCGGCCTCGTTCGCGGCGTCTTCGGTTCGGCCAAGAGCACTGCCGATTCCGTACAGGATGAGATTGTTGATGCCGCTCGCCAGGTCGCCGATGTTGCCGCCGGAGATCGCGGCGCCCACCACGGTTGAAGACGCCTTTGTCAGTTCGGCCCCGCGTGTCCCGTTCAAACGCTCAACCAGCATGGTCATCGCGGGAATCAGAGGCATAACCGCATCTCGCGAGAGCTGCGAGAATGAAGCGCTCAGCTTCGCAATCTCATCGTTCAGGGCGTCCGCCGCGTCCGCCTGCTTCTGCGTCACCGTCGCGCCCGAGTCGCGGGCCGATTGCAGATCCCGGTTGAAGTCGGCCCCGCTCCCGAACCGCATGACATCGAAGCCGCCGCGCCCGAACACGCTGGTTGCCATCGCAGCAGCAGCGCCGCCCGGCATCGCCTTCAACTTGTCCAGAATCTGCGCCATGAGATTCGCCGCCGGCTGGCCCGAGCGGACAAACGAGCCGGCGTCGATCCCAAGTTGCGAGAACGATTCGGCCAGTTCCTTGTTCCCGTTCGCGGCAAGGCCCAGGTTCTTTGTCAGGAAATTGAGCATCCCCGAAACGTCACTGATCCCGTTCAGCCGCCCCGCGAACTCGATCTCTGACAGTTGCTCGATCGGAGTCTGTGTCTCGCGGGCACGGTCGCGCAGTTCGTCCAGCGAATCGACGACCTTGAAGATTTCGCTGGTAAGTTTGGCGAAGCCCGCGATAACCGCGCCGCCCGCGATCGTGCCAACCAGGGCATTCTTGAATCCGACGACGCGACTGAGCAGGTTCTCAAGCCCTGCCGCTACGCCGGTGTCTTTCAACCCGACTTCAGCGAACGCACTGACAACCGCTCCGCTCACGATCGACCCCCGATCATGCTCAACAGATGCCGCGTGCTCACAGCATGACCCGGCTGGCCCTCACGATCACCCAGCAGCGTTCGAACCTGCGGCATGGTCAACTCCCCAACTTGGCTGGGGGTGTATCCGAAGCGTTCTGCAAGGGCGGCGTAGACCCTTCCCCAGTCTGTTTGGGCTGCGCCGCCGCCGGAGGGTTTTTGGTATCGACCCCGTTTACCTTCAGGTACACGCGCAAGGCCAAGAGAAGGTTCTCGCCCTCCCCAAGCAACTCCGCGAACTCGGACTCGGAAACCCCGGCCTTCTCCGCGCTCGCACGCGCGGACATCCAAATCTGTTTCAGTTTGCCGCGCCATGAGCGGATCAGCGCCGACGACATTTCGCCGCCCAGATCCCATTCGGGCGAAAGCGACTGATCGACGGCGCTGAGAATCGCCTTCCGCTTCTCCGCGTCCGTGTCCGCACCGAGAATGTCGCGGCATGATTCGATCAACGCCTGCGCCGCCCGCGCCTTACGGATCGGCTCTTCTCGCGCCCACGCGACCAGTTCGCCTTGTAGTTGCTTCAGGGGCAACGGAACAAGGGTGAACGTAAACCACCCGAGCACGAGCGGGCACCCGGCTTCTAGGAACGATCCCGACATAGGTTTCTTGCTCCAGTCCCCGCCCAACTCAGTACGTTGTCACAGGTCCGTTCGCGGTTCCGCTGATCGTGAATCCCACGTTCGCGCCGCCCTGCGGATCGCCCGTGATCGTCGGTTCCAAGATCGCCACGCCCTCGCAGCCGGTCCCGTCCGCGAACTCGAACTTAAACGCCACATTCTCATCGTCCGAGTCGGCCGGAATGTCGATGGCCTTCGTGTCGGTGAGAACCCGCTGCGGAACATCCTTCTTCAGATCGCCTTCGATCGAGAAGGTCATGCCGCGATTTCCGACGGTGAACTCGAGCCAGCCCGCCGACGTTGAACCCGTCGCGTCCGACTTCTGTTTCGTGAAAGTTGCGGTCCCCTTCTTGACGGGGATCTCCGTACCGGCGATGAACGCCTTCACGATCTGCTTTGAGGAAAAGGATTTGGTTGCCATTGCGATTCTCTCCGCGCGTCAGTTCGTCGATCACTCGTAGAAGATCGCGAGGTCATAAGTAACGTCGCCGCCGCTCGCGGTCAGACGCAGAATGTCGGCGGTGCCTGCGGTCACGCCGTATCCATCGAACGGGTTATTCAGGACAACCCAGCCCTTCGGCGCGATGATGAGATACGGGTTTGTCCCGCCCATGATGGTCGAAACCGGGTTCGATGCCGAGCCGCCGACGCGAAGCGTGTAGCCCGTCGTCGTCGCCTTGTTTCGGATCATCAGAGCCTTGATCTTCGTGGCGGCAACCGAAGCACCGAGCGCGTTCGTGAGCGATCCAGAAAGGTCAAGATCAGAGTTTGCCGAAGCGGAGATCGAGCCGGAGATCGTGTGGACGCCCTGCGCCTTGCCGTCGCCCGTTCCGTTCGTGAAGTTCGTGAGGAAGTCCGGCATCTGCGCTGCGGCGGATGCGGCGGTAATGCCCGAGCCGCCCGTCAGCAGCCAAGAAATCAGGGCTTGAACCTTGCCAGTGAATGCCATTGCGAGTGCTCCCTAGAGGCCCTTGCCGGTACTCTCTAAGTTCGTTTGTCTCGCGTTCAATCCGCGCGGGTCTGGCTTCTCATCGCGGGCGATCGCGTTCGATTCGCGCCGTTAGGTCGCAAGTCGCTTGATACGTTCCGCTCGGATTCTGGAACACGCGCGGAGCAGCCGGCGTCAGAACCACGCTCACCTCTGGCGCCACGACATCCCAAGCCCGCGCCTCTTCCGCCCAGTCGGTGAACGAATTGAGCAGCGTTACGGCGTCTGCGGGTCCAGCGGCATGCGCCGAAACTTGCACCGGATCATCGTGCCCGCGTGTGGCCGTATCGTCCGCGAACGACCCGGGCTGGGGCTTGAGCACGATGAAAGGGACCTTGCTTTCGCGGGGTGCCTTGAACGAAAAGACAGCCGCGTCCGTGTTTGCGACCACGCCCGGGGGCCGATCGCCCGCTGCCATCCGCGCCGTGATTGCCTCCAGAAACGTCACAGCCTGCTACTCCCGTTAAGGATGCCGAAGATGCGCCCGCTCTCTTGCGCGAACGTGGGGCGAAGCCAGGGGCGTTCCTTTATCCGCCCGTCGTCCGTTCCAAACTCCAGCCAGACCATGTATTTCGCGTTTTCAAAAATCCCGATCTGCGCCGACATCTGGCCCGGACCCCACTTGATCGCGATATTCCGCTGGCCGAACCCCGTCTGTTTCATCGGGGCTTCACCAGGCTTCGACCGAATCTCCCCGTCTCGCTTCACGGCCCGCTTGCTCTTCACGTTGCCCGGCCTGCCGACCTTGGCCTTCAACTTGTTCTGAAGGTGGAACGCCGCCGCCACGACACGTTTACGCCCCTCGGCCTGCAAGGGCACGAGCAGGCTCTTCGGATCGAATGAAACTCGCCCGATGCAGGAAATCACAGGGGCACCTCTTCTAGATCCACGTTCGGCAGCAGGTCAATCCGCGCCGTGTCCGCCGATGCCTTCCAGCGATAGAACACCCCGCCGATCCTGAATGCGTCGTTTACGCTGAGCGCCGGCAGCGTCGGCAGGTACAGCCGCCAAGTCTGCCGGGGCCGCTCGCGGTCATCCAGCACCTCGAGCTCCGGCACATCCATCGGCTGCATCTGTGCCGTGTACGAAACGCCCGTGGCGCTGTGCTCGACCACGATCGCGCCCATTGCGTCCGCCCGGTTTGTCAGCGTGAATAATTCTGCCTCTACCGTCGTCGCGCCCTCGATCACGCACCGGCGCGTGGTCATCGCGTAGCGCGTGCCGACGGTTGCTGTATCGACGCCGACAAGCGTGAAGACTTGTCCGTCCGCCCGTGTCGCCAAGTCGCCGGGCTTGGGCGCCAAGGGCAAGGCCGACGCCTGAACGTGCAGGCGCACGTCCCCGACCTTGTACGCGCCATCGCTGCGGTCAGCCTCCCGGGTGCTGAGCATTCGCGGGATAGCCGAAACCGGGAACTCCCACGCGCCCGCGCGATCGCGCAGGGTCACGGTTTCCGCCCCGTCCAATGGGCAGACGGTCGATCAGCAGACGATCAAGCCGGGCACGGGCATCGACGCCAGCCAGAAAACGAAATACGAGTTTCCCGCCACGGCTGTCGATGTCGCGAAGATGGTTGAGGCCGTGCAAGCGAATCTGCGGGCTGCGGCGTCGGCGCTCGTGCTCCCCGACTGGATGCTGACGAGCCGCCTCGATGCGAAGTACAGCAACGCCGAAGTCAGCGAAGGGCCGACGGGCTACATGGTCAACCGGAAGCAGGCCGCGTACTCGCGCCGGTTCCGTGACATCATGGTCCGCTTCGGACTCAATGGGCAGTTCTCGCCCGAGCAACTGGCGCGGGTGCGGATCACCGCTGTTCCCCCGGGCACCGGGCAGGGCGAAACGCTTGAAGAGGCGCAGGTTTCGGAGATTCATTTCCGCAACGGCGTTTCGTCGGCCGAGACGTGGGGCGAAAAGGCCGGATATGACCCCGAGCGCGAGCGTGCGAACCGGGCACGGGAAGACGACATCCTTCTCGGAGGAGGTTCGCCCACCGATCCGAACACTCCCACTCCCCCCGCGCAGTGAGGTGAACGGTGAACGCCGCACGCCAATCGAAAGAGATCGCGAGCCGGAACCACATTCGGCACGCTCTGACCGTTGAACGCGCCAGAGCGATGGTTGCCATGATCGGGCGCTTGGCCGATCAGGTCTGGGCGAAGGTGTCGAAACAGATCGACGACGGGAAGACAAGCCCCGCCAGCCTGATCGACGCATTCGCCCGCGAGTTGCCGAAGGTCATGGATCGTGCGTTCCGCGATCACGCGCGATGGGCGTGGGCGAGATCGACCGAAGTCTGGACGGTGCTGACCCCGGCGCAGCGGGCGCGGCTCGCGAAGTTCACCAGCCTGCGCGAAGACGACGACGACATTGCAAAGGCCAACCCCGGCCGCTTCGACTTCGAGGGCGAGAAGGTCAAGGTCTTCAAGGCCCCGAGCGAAGAGAAGGTAACGGCATGGGTTGAGAATCCCGGCTGGTTTCAGGGGCAGGACCGCACTTGGCGCGATCGGTTCGAGGCGCTGAGCCGCAAGATCGCGGACAAGGATGATCTTCGGAACACGCTCACGCGGATGTATTCAGAGGGCGCGACACCCGATCAGATTCGCAGGGCGATACAGCCAGCGGTCGGGAACCTGAAGGCGTCGGCGCAGCGGATCGCTCGCACCGAAACGCTCCGCATTTCCGAAGAAGCCCAGCGGGAAACCTACGCACAGGTTGGCGATCTGATCGTCGGGATTCAGGTCTGGGCCACGCTCGATGATCGCACCCGCCCCGAGCACGCGGAACGAAACGGGCAGGTCTATCCCGTCGATGCCGCGCCGATGGTTCCAGACGAGCCGAATTGCCGGTGTTTCACTTCGCCGGTTCTGCGCGACGAGGCTGATCTGGTGAAAGCCGATGTCGGCGGCAGGCCCGCCGGGAACCTGACCGTGGTGAACGGGACGGTTCAGGACTTGGAAACGTGGTCCGCATGGTTCGATGCTCAAAGCCCGGCGCGGCAGCGGGCGGTTCTCGGTCCCGATCGCTGGGCGGCGCTGGATGGAAAGATCGACAGCAAACCCCGCTGGGCGCACGTCGTCGATCAGAACGGGTACATGAGCAGCCCGGAGCAGTTGCGAGCGGCCGAGCCGGAAGCGATTCGGGCGCGGGCAGCGGCAAGCCCACCGAAGGATGCCCCCACTGCGATTGCTGACGAGTCGCCGATCATTCAGCCGGACGTTCCCGAAGCCAGCCTGCTCGGGCGATTGCTCGCGCGTGAAGGGCCAGACGGCGAACCGCTTGGCGTGCCGCTCGAGGCGTTGAACCGTGCGCAGGTGCGGGATGCGAACGTGACGGGAACGCGCAACGCCGAATCGAAAACAGTCACCGCCACACCGAATCTGCGGGGCCTGTCCCCGTCAAAGGCGCCGCTCTACGTCCTCCGCGCAGTGATCCAGACGACAGACGACGTGAAAGGTGGGCTGGTCAAGCAGGCCCTGTTCCGAATGTCGCCAAAGCAACTCGCGACACAGGCGGGCGCGAAGCGGATGGAAAAGATCGTCAATCACCCCGGCAGCCTTGCGGACATGAAGACCCGCGCTTATTGGGAAGCCCGCGCGAGGGGTGCGAGTTTCACGGATGCGGAGAAGGCGGCGCGAGCCTGACACGCGCGGATTCGCCAACGCTCAAACGAACTTAGAGCGTGGCCACAACGCTCATCGAATCTGCGCTCATCAAGCCCGCGTCGGTTGACCGTGAAAACGGCATCATCCGTGGCGTGCGCTTGCTTGGCGAGAAGGCAGAGAGCAAGGGCCGGACGTATGACCTCGCCGGTATGCGCCGGGCCGTTCCGCTGTACGAAGGCCGACCGGTCAACATCGACCACGGCAAAGCACCGCGCGATCTCAAGAGCCGCTTTGGTCGCATCGAGAACGCGAAGTTTGACGAGGCGCAGCGGGCGATCGTTGGTGACATTCGGTACAACCGCAAGCACGCATTGGCCGAGCAGATCGCCGAAGCCGCCGACAAGTTGCCAGACACGCTGGGCATGAGCCACATGGCCGAAGGCAAAGTCACTCGCAGCGCGGGCCGCGAAATCGTGACCGACATTCTCGAAGTGCGCTCGGTCGATCTCGTCAGCGATCCCGCGACAAACAAGAGCCTTTACGAGTCGGAATCACCGACCGAACCCGGAGCCAAGAAGATGAACCTCGCCGAAGCACGCATCGAGAACCCCGCGCTTGTCGAAGCCCTGACCAAAGAGATCAAGGCCGAACTCTCCGAGACGAGCGAAGTTGAGACGCTGAAGACGAAGCTGGCCGAGGCAACGTCCGCACTCGACACCGCGAACGCGAAGGCTGCAAAGGCCGAGCGTGCGTCTCTTGTCGAGTCGAAGATCGCCGCAGCCAAACTGCCCGCGTATCTCGTGACCGACCTTTTCCGCGCCAGCCTGGTCGAAGCCAAAGACGCTGCCGCGATCGACGCGCTTGTCGAGGACCGCAAGGCAATCGCCAAGGCCGCTGGCCCCGGCACTCGCCCCGCTTCCACCGTTCAAGCCGTCAGCGAGTCCAAGGTCAGCGACGGCACCAAGTCACTCATCGAGTCCGACGCGAAGGAAACCGCGAAGGCGTTCGGGTTCTGAATCACACGAAACACACGCGGCATTTCGCCGCATGAGCAGGGGATCGCAACATGCCAGTTCACAATCATCGCGCCGGTTCCACGAATCCCGTAACGAGCGGCGTCATCCAGACCGGCGTTGTCATCGCGAAGGGCGACATCGTTCTCCAGAACTCGTCCGGGTATCCGTACCCGGCAGCGTCCGAGACGTGGGACACCGATCTTGCCACGACTCAGGCTGCCGCCAAGGGCAAGTTCCTTGGCATCGCGCTTGAAGACGGCATCGCCACGCAGCGCGTTCTCGTCGCGACCGATGGCGAGTTTGAGTTCCCGATCACGACCGGAACGCCCAACGTCGGCGGACCCGTCGGCATCGCCAAGGCGTCGGGTAACAACCTGATCTCGACCGGCGTTGCCACCGTCGCAACCCCTTCGACCATGGCGATCGGGCGCGTCACCAAACAGCACAGCACAAACGTCTACGTCCGCATCCGCAGCGCGATCGTCGCTCACGTCTGATCCGCCACACAGCACACACGCAAAGGGCCTGACCGCCCCGGAGATCGAAGCATGTTCAGCCGCGAAAGAATCAAGAGCCTCTGTGAGTCCGAGGGCGCTGCCGTTGTCTCGCAGAAGTTCTGCGAGGCCGTTGCCGCCAAGACCATCCCCGTCGGCCAAGTCAGCATCCGCACGCTGGCCGAGGGATTCCTTGGCGAAGACGTGGTGCGCTCGTGGGGCCAGACCCGTGGCGGACTGGTGCAGCTCGTCGAAGCCGGCGACCCGGTGAACATGCGAGCCTTCGCCAACTCGATCGTCGGAATCATCGCTGCGTCGATGGAAAGCGGCTACCGTCGCCCCGGATTCATCGGCGATCAGTTGGTTTCGGTCGTTCAGACCCCCAACCGCTTCGATCGCATCTCGTTCCCCGGCGACTTCAACGCGACTGACGCGGATGTCGGCGAGGCCGAGGAAATCCCCACGGTCGGATTCGGCGAGCAGTACGTCGATACCCCGGACACCACGAAGAAGGGTGCGATCGTTGGCGTCAGCCGCGAAATGATCCTCGCCGATCAGGGCGGGAAGGTCGTTGAGCAGGCCAGCATGGTCGGCGAACTCATCGGCGAACAGAAGGAAGTCAAGATCCTCAAGATGGTCTTGGGAATCACGAACACCTACAAGTTCAACGGCACATCGTACAACACCTACCAGACGACTCAGTGGACGAACACCGGCACGAACGAGCTGGTTGACCACTCGAATCTCGAAGCGGCGGAAATCGTTCTGTCCAACATGCGGAACCCCGTCAGCTCCAAGCCGATCATGGTCATGCCCGACACGATCATCGTGCCGACGGCGAAGGCCCTGACCGCTTCCCGCGTTGCCTCGTCCCCGACGATCGAGGTTCGGTCGTCTTCGGGCGCGAACATTCTCACCCAGGCGAACCCCTACGCGGCCCGGTACTCGGGTCGTGTGTTCACCAGCCCGTGGATTCTCAAGCTCCTGACCGATGCCAGCGTGTCGGCCTCCGATGCCGCGAAGTATTGGTACTGCGGCGAGTCTCGCCGTGCGTTCCAGTACCGCGAGAACTGGGCGCTTCAGGTTCGCCCGATCGGGCCGGACGCGAAGCGGGAGGTTGACCTTCAGTACGCCGCGACCGAGCGTGGTTCAGCCACGGTTCGGGAACCCCGGTACATGTACAAGGGCACCTAATCGAACAAGTTCCTTCCTCACGCGGGCGCGGTTGAAAGATCGCGCCCGGTGTTTTCGGAGAATCAGCAATGGCACGATCAAGAGCGAATCAGGCGGACGCGAGCGAACGGGTGGAAGCTTCGGCGGAAGCGCCGACAGCGGACATTGCCCCCGCCCCGAAACTGCTCAAGTTCTCGGTGTCGCTTCCGCATTGCAAGCCGGGCGTCGTCGAATGTGCGAGCCGTGACGAGGCATTGCCCGCGTATCTGGCTTTGATCGGCGCGACGGCGACAAGCCACCTGCCCGTGATTCAGGAAGTGACAGAAGCCGCGAACGCTTGATCCGCGTTCCCGAGGGGAGCGACGATGAGCGCAGCAAGCGAAGCACTGGCGACGATCGAGGCGAATCTACTCGCAGCGATCGCGGACGTAACGGCGAACCCGAAGCCCAACTACAGCATCGACGGCCAGCAGGTGTCGCATTCCGACCACCTGAAAGCCCTGATCGACTCACTCAACCAGATCCAGAAGAAGATCAGGGAAGACGGCGACGGAAGCGGCCAGGTGTTCGAGTACCAAACCGAAATCTTCCCCGGCTGAAAGGCGGCTCGTGACGACTCTGCAAGACATGATTGCTGAGGACTTGGCCCTTATGGACGGGGCGGAAACCGTGACCCTGCGCGATCGCGCGGGCGCGTGGGAGTTCCCGGTTTCGGCTATCCCGCGAATGCTCAGCACCCGGGAGGCTGACCGCAGCGATGGCG